TGCGGCTCTAGCCTCTGCCTCTGTCTGTACTCCCCACTCCATAGCTGCGTTGGAGTAAGTCTTGGCAGGTTGGCCTGTGAGCCTCTCGACTACGAGCTGGGCTTTGTAGTTGTCCCGATCCGCTCCATAACCAGTCTTGGTCTTTGCCATGACCTTGTAAACAGAGGATGCGGTGACCTTTCCGCACCTAGCCTGGAACCAGGAGTCTGTGCGTTGCTCAGTCATTTTGTATGCCTCCTTGACGCTTTAACAACTTTCCAGTTCGTGTCGTCATTTCGTTGCATATATTTTGTTATATCTAATTTCGTTATCTCTGTTGATTTTTTTGTTGCGTAAGCCTCTCTCTGGATTGCCCTATCTTGTTCTGTTCTTGTTTGTTTTTTTTGCGTGTCATAGTTCGTTGTCTGTAGCTTTTGAATCAATGCTTCATCACGCTCTGGCTTTTGATCCCACATACGATCATTGATTTTAGGAAGATAGCCTGCAACAAAGACACGCACTCCAATCTTCCACGGCATTATTTTTGTTGGAGTTCTTTTGATTTGATCTATGTGATCTGAGAATCGAAGACCTGTTTTTTCTTCCCATCTCCATACCGCATTTAACAATGATCCGGCTTTCCTCCATGTTTCAATCAATGCTCGATCCCATGCCAGTTGAATCTCTGCAATGTTTGTTTCAGGTTTTTCACTCATTTGGCCGCCCCTTTCAGACTAGCCTGGTGCTTCGTCCAGAACCGAGTCTTAGCCGGAGATGCAGGGATAGCCTTGAAAGCCGCCTGGAGCGCGTCTAAACCCTCCATAGCCGCTTCTCTGAGTGCGTCCAGGTGTTGAGCCTCAAACGCATGGTCTTCGTTGCCAAGAACCTCATAAGTCTGGTTCTCGGTGTCGTTGTCTCCCTCTGTGGGGATCGCAAACGCCTGAAATGCTGCGTACTTGTAGGCTGCTGACATAGCCTTATTCGTGGCCTTGTCGCCAGAGTCCATCGCCTCACCGAATGTCTTGATGGTGTGTTTCGATCCATCCTCTGCGCTCACCAGGTCGAACTCCATCTCGACGGTGACATAGAACAAAGCCCCACCGCTCTTTGAGTTGCGCTCCACACACTCCCGGCTCAGAACGCGAGGCAGGATGCACAGACCGTGTTTCGCCAGGAGAGGCGAGACCACGTTATACACATCGTCAATGCCTCGGAAGTTGTAGCCGCTTCCTTGGTTGTTGCGGCGGCTCTTGGTGATGCCAATGGTCGAAAGCTCGGCCTGGACTTGATTGATTGCTTTGTAGACGTTCATAGGAAGAAGAAGAAAAAGAGTGCACCACACAAACCGAGGAAGATGGCAAACAGCACATCCATAGCACCTTTACGGCGAGCCTCGATAGCCTCATGAGAAGGGCGATAGACGTATCTCATTCTTCCCACTCCTGAGCAGGAGGAAACGCATCGTCATAAGCCCACAGCTCTCCTTCAGGGCCGCACTTGTTACCGCGAATCCGTGCGGTGGTGCAGAAGAGAGGTTCTTTGTCGCCCGTCACCACATTGAAGACCTTGAGGTCAGGGTGGCCGCACTTTGAGTTCATCACATTCTGACGATTCTCAATCACGAACTGGCAGCGAATACAGGGGTTCATACTGGCTCCTAAAAGACCGCGATCTAGCGGCATGGGATGAATCCTAAGCGATCTTATGGGATCACAACATAGGACTTTCCCTAAGTACCCTTATCCTAATCGGGCTTACACTACAGCGGGGCCAGGAACGGGTTAGCGCCGTGCGCCTGGTGTTTTCGAATTATCAGCAGGAGCTACTCTGCTACATGAGAGCTGGCCCCACCAAGGGAGAGACATGGACAAGAAAGAGCTAATCAAGAAGGCTGGAGGAGTCACCGCACTAGCGAGACTTCTGGGCATCTCCTGTCCTGCGATTTATCAATGGAAGCGGGTTCCGCAGGCTCGGCTGTGGCAGCTCAAGGCGTTAAAGCCAGAGTGGTTCCCTATTGCAGAGCCTCCCAATGTTGAGGTAGAGTGAGAAAGCGCCGTGAGAAGCGCATAAGGTGGGCCTGGATCAGTGTCCTTGGGTGGACGGCTTCAGGCCCGATAAAGCCCGTAATGGGTTGGCCCGCCTCGGAATTCTCACCCTGAGGCTGTCCCCCCAAGGAACGCTGATGCATTTCTATCAGTTCAACATCAAGGACTATCAGTCCCACACGGGACATCTTGATGAGTTCGAGGACTTGGCATACCGCCGACTTCTCGATTGGTGCTACCTTCACGAGCGCCCACTTCCCTTAGAGCCAGACGAGATCGCCCGTTTAATCAGGATGCGATCGCATAGCGACTGCATTGCGTCCGTTCTGCGGGAGTTCTTTGTTCGTACAGAAAATGGCTGGATTTCTCCTAGAGTGATGCGAGAGATTGATGCCGTGAACGACAAGTCTGAGAAGGCCAGGAGTAGCGCAAGGGCTAGATGGGACAAGCAACAGGATGCGAACGCATTGCCAACGCAATCCGAAGGCAATGCTCCCATTACCCATGACCCATTACCCATTACCAAAGACACAATACCCAAAGAGAAGAAACGCACATCGACTGTCGTCGAGTGCTTCTCTGGTGTTGATCCTCAAGTCTGGAATGACTGGTTGGCGATCCGCAAGGCCAAGAAACTTCCCTTGACCAAGACCGCGATGGCTCAAGTCGAGGATGAGGTGAAGAAGGCTGGCATCTCAATGCAGGAAGCTCTGAAGGAGTGCTGCCTGAGAGGTTGGGGTGGATTCAAGGCGAGCTGGTATATCCCGGCCCCATCGCTGACTGTCCCGAGCGCACCCATGCGTGATCCTGCTTTGGTCAAAATCGAGGAGGATTCTCTGAGGAAGGTCGCGCCTCCTCCTGAGATTCGCCAGATGCTTAACTCCATCATCAAGAAGGTATGAATGAGCTGGCTTTATTCGCGGGTGCTGGTGGAGGGATTCTTGGAGGCAAGCTCCTCGGATGGCGAACCGTCTGCGCCGTCGAATGGGAACCCTACCCCGCAAGCGTACTGTGCGCCAGACAAAACGACGGTCTTCTCCCGCCTTTCCCGATTTGGGATGACGTTCAAACCTTTGACGGAAGACCGTGGAGAGGAATTGTTGATGTCGTATCTGGCGGCTTTCCCTGCCAGGACATCTCAAGCGCCGGGAAAGGGGCCGGAATCGAAGGAGAGCGCAGCGGAATGTGGAAGCACATGGCGCGGGTGGTTAGCGAAGTACGACCCAGATTCGTCTTCGTGGAGAACAGCCCAATGCTCATTCATCGAGGACTTGCCAGAGTCCTTGGAGACCTTGCCACGCTCGGGTATGACTCGCGGTGGACTGTTATGGGAGCTGCCGATGTTGGAGCGCCGCACCAACGGGAAAGAATCTGGATTGTGGCCAACACCCATGAAGTCCGACTCGGTAGGAAGACGGCCAAGCAAAGGATGGAGAGGGGATTCAGACCTTCCATCGGTTGTGTGGAGGCGCAATGGTGGGACAGAGAACCCGAACAAACCCCCCGCGAAGTTGAACGCGAGATGGGTGGAATGGTTAATGGGCTGGCCTCTAGGATGGACGAGATTGCAGCCCTTGGAAATGGACAAGTCCCACTCTGCGCCGCAACAGCCTGGAGATATTTGAGTGAACTACTTTGAAGCCGTAAAACTTCTCAACGAGGTTAAAGATGGAGTCAATCACAGCACAGAGTCAATCACCTACGCTCTCTTCCTCACAGGAGACATTTCGGATGGAGACCGAAGCGTTGCATTGGATAAAAACATTCAACGCAATGAAAGCCGATCATGGGCTGATTACTGCCTCGGCGTGGTGGGGGCAAACAATCCGAGACATTGAAAAGAAGCGAGGCCAAAAAGCTGCCCAAGAACTCCGCGACGCAATGAATAGGTTGAAGAAATGACATTCATAGTTGTCTTTACCGTCGAAGGAATCCCTCAAGGCAAGGGAAGACCAAGGTTCCGAAGGGCTGGAAACTTCGTCCAAACTTACACCGACGCTAAGACAAAGAGCTATGAAGCAACCATCCGAGACGCATCTGCTCGCGCAATGGGGTCAGCAAGCCCCCTAGAAAGCCCTGTGAGCGTCGATCTCTACATCAGAGTACCTTGCCCCTCATCTTTCTCCAAACGCCGTCAGAACGAGTGCTTTGAAGGAAGGGAGAGGCCGACGAAGAAGCCTGACATCGATAACATAATCAAGGCATATTTAGACGGAATGAATGGAATTGTATATTTGGACGATACACAAGTGGTCAGAGTATCTGCGAAGAAAGTTTACTCAATGGTTGCTGGTGTTGATGTTTGTGTAAGAGAGGAAATACTGTGAGTTATTCGATTCTTGAGCTGGAGATTATTCGTTGGGCCGAAAAAAGGCGCATTATTCCAAACAGCACAACCGAGAAACAACTTCTCAAGTGCATGGAAGAACTTGGCGAATTGGTCTCTGCGACATTAAAAGGAAATAAAGAGGCTCAGATTGACGGGTTCGGTGATGTTCTTGTCACTCTTATCCTGGCGGCAGACCTGGCAGGGCTTGATCTGATTACCTGTCTAAACAGGGCATACGAAGAGATAAAAGATCGGAAAGGAACACTCCATGCAAATGGAATATTTGTCCGAGAGTGAGATATTCATCTCCATAGCGATCATCGCAGTACTCCTCAAGACGATAGAGAGACTCATCAAGTGAATGCCCACGCCGCCATCGACTTCATCATCAGGAACTCAGGAGACTACGCAAAGGCCAAGGCCCAGCGCGTGCTGCTTGAGGAATGGAGGAAATCAAAGAAAGCTCTGCTGATGAAGGAGGCGATGACAAAGTTCGAAGCAGTCAACGCCCAAGAAAGGGAGGCGTACTCACATCCTGAGTATCAGGAGCTTCTGAAGGGACTGGCGGCGGCGATAGAGGTCGAGGAAGAACTGAAATGGAAGCTGGAGGCAGCAAGGATGAGGACTGATGTCTGGCGCACAGAGCAAGCAACCGCTCGAGCGGAAGGACGGGCTACAGAATGATCCCGAAGCACACCTACATCCGAAGCCCCAAACTCCTTAGAGCAGTCGCGGAGCTTTCTTGTCAATGCTGTGGCCACCCGAACTCCCAAGCAGCTCACTCCAACTGGACGGGCGGGAAGGGAAAGGGAGTGAAGGCAGACGATAACCACATAGCCGCCTTATGCCTCAAGTGCCATTGGGAGATCGACCGGGGCAACAAGATGACCAAAGAGGAGCGGAAGGAGAAGTGGCTCGCTGCTCATCGAAGAACAGTCCAGGCTCTACAGAGTCAGGGAAAATGGCCTATTGACATTCCGATTCCCGATATAGAATTGTGATGCCCCTTAATCCGCAGTTGCCGGGGTGGGGCCATAGTGCCCCTTTTTTTCTGGAGCGATGATGAAAAAGAAGACTGTGGAAGAGATGCAAAAGTATCTCAATCAGAACAAGCGCAAGTACCATCAAACGAAGCCCATGAAGGCTTACAAGATGGCAGACGAGTTCGGCAAGGGCTATGAAGCCATTGAGATGCAGAAGGCGATGAAGAAGTGAAGTGCCCCATCGCCACCC